TGTGAAATACTGCCGTATACGGTTGAAGTTGAACAAGATTCTCAGTCAACTAGAACCGTCTATGTCGGAGGACATTGGACGTGACTATCCTTCACATGAGGCCAATGATGCTGAGAGGCAGCATCCATCTTCTTGGTCATTTGATAATCAGTATCCAACGAGCAACATCTTCTGTGTTATCAGCTCCGACGATCAGACCGGATTCCTATCCGTGGTGACGGGTGACTCTGTGTCCGTCCGCATCATTCGCGGCGTCACTTGGCAAGACCATCGCGGCTAGATGGTCCGTTCCAACTCCGTTCCAGATCGCGTGCGCGAAAAGCGGGTGTCAATACCATCTGGAACGCGTTTGGAACGAGCGAGGGCCGCGCTAGCGGACGGAGCGAAGCGGAGGCCCGAGCCGAAAAAAAATTCAAACGAAAAAAAAATCGAATCAGATTTGACCAACTTTTTTTTGTTTTTGAAATTCAAAAATCATGCCAATCCACTTCGACGGACAGTGTGCGTTGTTCGATGTCACCGTCCCTGGTGACAACTTTGATGATTATCGTGAGTTAGCCCAGGTGCTCAACACCGTGGCGAAGAAGTGGGTGTTCCAAAAGGAACAAGGTGAGGAGACAGGCTATATCCACTGGCAGGTTAGGCTGTCTTTGCATAAGAAGACACGTGTTGGCGCTTTGCTTCGAGATATTGTGCCACAACTTCCTGGTCATTGGTCTGTGACCTCTAATACCACACACGACGCCGGCAACGTATTCAATTACTGTATGAAGGTGCAGACGCGCATCGACGGACCGTGGGACGACCGAGTAGAAGTGCGCGAACCTGCAATAATGACGACACAGCTCGCTCATTTCCTTACTCTGGATATGTATTCTTGGCAGACGGCGGCGTACCAGTTGGCTACGTCGTACGATGAGCGTAAGCTGATTTACATTTACGATCCACACTATAATAGTGGCAAGTCCATCTTTTGTGAGTACCTGGAGTACAAGGAGGTGGGTGAAGAGATCCCACCATTTACGTTGATGGAGGACATCATGCAGTTTGTGATGTGTCAACCGAAGGCTAAGTGTTATATGTTTGACATGCCCGCTGCCATGAAGAAGGAGAAAATGCATCAGATGTATTCCGGGCTTGAGATGCTGAAGAATGGATTTTTGTACGACAAGCGCTACAATGGTAAGAAGCGCCGTATCGATCGTCCGATGGTGTTGTGCTTCGCCAACAACCTACCTCAGTTGAACTTGATGGCGCCAGACCGTTGGCGTGTCATGTACATCACGCCCGACAAGGATTTGGTGGATTACGACCCTAATATTCATCCATTTGGGTACGATCCTTCCGAGCAATTTCCCACAGAGGAGTGATCCAAGGTGTTCCAGGTGATCCGGGGGTCCCTATAAAAAGAAAAGGTCGAGGGTATTGTTACAGCGCAGCGCCCGAGACCTTTCGTCTGAGGAAATTTTTTTTCTTTTCCTATGTGTAAACCCCCATGCCTAATGGGTACACAACAAGACGAACAAGCGCTGCGAGTTATCGAGCTCGTCGCACTACTGCTGCTGTTAAGCTACAGCGCGCTGCACGGAAGTCGGCGGTTGCTAAGAAGCGTGCAACCGCCAAGCCGACTGTCCGGGCCAATCGATCGATGGCTCGAGCCAATGCGAAGGCCATCCGCCAGCTCCGAAAGTGGCAGTGGGGAGCTTTCCAGACCACCACAAGCACCACCAGCGGAGCTTTGAATGTCACCGCTGCCCATCCGTTGATTTTCCATGTGAACAATCCTCATAGCGGCACGTACGGGCCGATGATGTGGCGACCCAACTCCACCGGTCATGTTATTGAGACTGGCGTTCGATTCAATCAGTGGAATGGTGCGGATGGCGATAGCCATCTCCGCCGCTCGGAGAACTTTATTCCGAACGGACCACGACTTATGCTGCGTACTGTCGACCTCCAGTTCCAGTTTACAGGCTTTGTGGATGAGACGCGTGTACGTGTTGATATAGTCCAGCAGAAGAGGATGCCTCGCAATCTGTACAACCCTTCGTACGACACGAAGGAGCATTTCCTGCCGCACATAGGCAAGAACTTCAAGTTTTTAGCTGGCTTTACGCAGAACGAGATCGATCGTTCGTCATTCCGTGTGTTAGCTACACGCAGATTGTACATGAATTCCAGACCATCATCCAATGTGTCTGATCAGCTACAAGATCGTCCTACTGTTGATGCTACGACATCACATGTGAAATACTGCCGTATAC